TACATCCGCGATCAGCTTGTTGCCGCTGACAACGTGGATGGTCCTGTCCCGCTTCAGATGAATCTTGTCGCCTTCATCGGTGTAGAGCGCCACTTCGCCCTCTTCGACGGCGAGGCGGTACCGGCGATCATCCGAGCCGATGGCAATAATATGATTGCCCTCTCGTATAATAATGATCTCCGCACCCGGAAGCGGCCGGGAGGTATAACCGTAATGCTGGAAATATTCCCGCTGCTCGAACGATTCGTCAGTCCGGCCAGTTGCGGAAAAGAGTTTAATGAAGCCTTCAATTACTGAAATGACAATTCCACGAATCATGCAATCAACCCCGGTAAGCCCAGTTTTATTTTTGTTGTCGGCCCATCCTGCTTGGAAAGTTCAAACGTCCGGCCATAAATAAGATAATCGCCGTCGATGCCCTGCATTTCGTCTTTAATGTGGCAGAATTTATTGATCATCCAGTTTTGCTTATTCTGGCTGTGGCGGCCTACTGTATATATGAGCTTTTTTCCCTCGCGCCGCTGTTTTTCCATGAGCAGACGGGCGTGTTCTTTTGGGCTGAGACTATCATTATTATCAAGGGCCACAAACGGCTTGTAAAACGGGAAATCAGGATCTTCGCACGGGGTGCTTTTATTATTCGTATTGATTCCCGAAGGATTAGCAATTGTCGGTGCGCCCTGCTGCTGGCCGACTACAATATATTTGGAGTAACGCCTGGAGATGTCCTGTATCACCTCGGATTCGATCACATTGTTGCCCTTGCCGCTTTTCAATAGTTGCAGGGTATATTCGGGAGCGCCTTTGGCCAGCGGTCGGCCAAAGACCAGCGTGCCGTCCGGCAGGCAGTAAAAGAGAAGTCCGCGGCTCAGGGAATAATTTTTTAATACTTCAAAAATGGTCATGCCCGGTTCGATCTGGCTGATCTTCTGGGCTGTGTCCTGAGAAAATATTGTGCCGCTGGAGGCCGATGTTTTTTTGCCTTTGAGTTTGCCGACCACATTCTTCTGATAGACTATGGTCTTGCGGGAGATGAAGGGTGTTTTAGCCAGGAGCAGTTCCGCCAGGGCTTTGAGTTTCATTCCGGTGACTGTCTTCCATGATTCTGGCCCGCAATAGGAATCCACCAGCAGACCCATGAAGTCGCGGCCTTCCACGGCCAGAGACACGCCGCGTTTTTTGACTTTGCGATGTACCTTATCGATGATCCCCGTCAATTCTTTTTTGTCGTTGATAAACAATTCACAAACCAAACCAGGCTTGATCACGGTTTCGGGATTAGCCAGCTCCAGCCGAAAAGCATCGGCAGGCGTGTAAAGATCGGCATCGATCTGGTAGCTGATAAAATGCTCGATCTTGATGCCGGGTTTTTTGTTTTTTCTGTCCGCGCCTACGCGCAGTTCGATTTTATCGGGCATAGACCAACACCTCCCCGGCGGTAAAGTTGGGCTGACGAATAGGATTGATCCGCAGCAGGCGTTCCGCGTCCGTGTAGGGCAGGCCGTATTTCAGACAAACCAGGTGCAGCGGCATGGGGTTATCCAGCGTGACTTTGATCATTTTCTCGCGCTCCAGGCGCACGGAGTTGACGTGATTGAGCAGATTTTCCGCCGTCTGTTTGAGGCTGTCCATATCGCGGGCTATTGCCACCGCCGCTTCCAGGCGCGCGCGGACTATTGCCAGCGTTTCTTCCAACTCGCGGATATTCATAAGTTGAACATCCGGGTCGGCATCCTGAAAAGCCTGCTCATCTTCGGCATAGATCGCAGCGGCCTCCAGCGCGATCCGCTGCGCGCAGGCGATTTCCAGATGATCGCGCATGACACTATCGTCGCCGAGGGCTAAAAAGGAATCCTGCAAATCGGTAAAGGCGTCATTGAGCCGTGACATAAAAATTGCGGGAAAATCACGCAGGGACGTATAAAGGAGCGCTACTTTTTCGACTGAACGGGTAATGTCGCCGAGTATCCGGCCCGGCAGACTTTCCGTATAGATAATAGTCGCTTGCAGGGAATTAACCGGGCTGACAACCTGGTCAATTACGTCTTCGGCAGTGGCGATATAATCTTCCACGCCGCCGACAAAAGCCCTGGTGATGTTGGAATATTCTTGTACCTGCGCCAGCAGGCCTAGATTGGGATCTAATATTTTACTGACCACACCGCCATCGGCCGCAGGGAGTTTATCTTTAATATCAGCGGCAAGTTTCGCCTGCTGCTGATCCTGCCCGTTCAGATAGGTTTCCTCCGCAGAGGACAGGACGCTGACGTTTTTTGTCGGCTCAATGTAGCCGCGCATCTGCTCGATAAGGGAAATATCCAAAACGGCAGTGCGTTTTTGATCGTTATGCGCAACGGCAATGGACTCAATTTTGACTTTCATCAGGCCATATTTGGGATGGACAAAATCAATCAAATCTTTCAGCGCCAGTGAGTTGAGTAGATCGATGTGATAGCTGTAGGTCTGCTGTTCGGCATTATCGAAAAAATAGCACTTAACGCGCAGCTTATGGGCTTTTTGGCCCATGTCTTCCAGATCGGCTCCATCGGCATAAGGGTAATCATACTGGGCAATAGCCTTTTCAAAGGTGTCTTCGATGGTTTCCATCTCCAGACGATAACCATCGAGCACGCCTTCCTGCGGCTCCAGTGCCGGATTCTCTTGAGCTGATTTATTATCTGTGATCATAGTTTAATTTCCAAAAGCCGTGCCGCGATCTAAATCGACACGGAACTCTGTGTTTTTCAGTGTGCCCATTTCCGCGATAACCTGGTTGTTTTTGTCGATTTTGATATTGATTTTGATATCGTTTTTCACTTCCGGATTGCCGGTTTTGTGCAGGAGGTCATAGAGCGCGTTGCCCAGCGCAGCATCATTCCCCATTTTCCCCGTGCCATAATAGCCAATGCCTTCGCTTATCCAATTATTGCCACTGCCACCACGAATGGCATCAAAAGCCGAATGAGCGCCAGTTCCGCCACCTACGACACCAGCGCCGATTGCCAAACCTGTTACTCCAGCACCGGCTAAACCGAGACCTCCTAACCATTTTCCTATTTTAGCCAACGTTCCAGGGCCACCTGCACCCGATAGCCCGGCGGGAAAGTTTGTAACAAAGACGGGCGTCACGCCGGTCATCTCTTCCAGTACCTTTCCTTTGGCTACACCCATCCCTGTTTTAGCTGCGCCTCCCATCATTGTTTTTATTCCACCGTAGCCTAATGCTGCGAGAACTCCAATAGATAAACCTGCGGCAGTCCATCCTGCCGCTTTTGTCGCGGTAGGATGATCGGCAAATAATTTGACCGGCTTTTTAGCCAGGTCATAGATAGTACTCAAATCAACTTTGATTGCACCGAGGCTGCTCTTAATTTTATCAAGCTGTTCTTCCCACGTTTTTTCACCGGCAGCGGCTCTTTCTCCGGCCAACTTGGCCGCATTGCCCATGTCTCTATTCCCGGCTTCGAAATCCTTGATATGCTTGAACAGAAAATCGAAAAGATCTTCGGCTCCCGGCCCGAAGGTTTCATTCAATTTTTTGTTAAATTTTGATGGTGACATTATTTTTTTATATTTATCGAAATAAACCTGAAGATCTTTTAAGACTTCCAGTTCATTGCGGCCGGTTACTTTGATTCCGCTATTCTCAATAATGTCGCGCTTACCCTGAATTAAATCTAAAGCCTGATAGACTTTCATCAGACTACGGCTATTGCTTAATCCAGCATGTTCAAGCCCGGCGAAGAAACCAAACATTTCAGTAACGTTCTTTGAGGATCCACCACGCACGGCAAGACGTTGCATCCCCATTTCCATCATTTCCATATTCGCACGGGATGCGGCAATCTGATCAAATAATTCTTTGGATTTGGAGGCCGGAATATTATATAACTTCATCGCCCGGACACCTACATCCTGTACGGCGCCTTGATCTTTTTCCTTCATTGCTTTAGCGGCGACATCCGCGTTCTTCGTGATTTCCAGAATCTCATCGGGTTTGAATAGATGAGATATTTTGAACGCATTCTGGAATGCTGCACCCTGATCCGTACCGGTCTCCATCGCCAACAAAGAGACCTTCTTTTTAAAGTCATCCATTTCTTTGCCGGTGTTTTTGAAATTGACCTGCATCCTGAGCAGGGCGTCATCGATGGGCAGATAGTCGGTAACGGAAAAGAGTTTTTTGAGCACGAGGCCGGAGGAAAGCGCTGCCGCCGCATTGCCGAGGAAGCCGAATTTCTGCGTGAGATCGGTAATGACCTGACCGGTTCTTTGCGCAAATCCCTGAAAACCTTTAAGCGCACGTTCGCCTTGCTGCATTCCCGACTGGAATTTATCCGACTTGGCGATCAGTTCTAAAAATAATTTCATGTCGTTGGCCATACTTTGTGCCTCTTCCCCTAGAACAAGGGGTTGCAACCCCTTGTTCTGTTACTGCTACCTTTTTACCAAGTGCTTTGTCCCTGCGCCCTTTGGCCTGGTTAGCTCCTCTTGGACATCGAGGTATTGCCAGGCCTCGCCTTGCGGCATAGCCATTATGGTCGAATAATCAAATCCCATCTTCAGCAAGGCGATGACCAGAGTGTGGCTATTTTTTACCCTCGTCGCGAAATGATTTGCGCTGTGCTGCCAACCTCACTTCCGCCAGGGATATCGCGTTTAAATCTTCTTGCAGCATACCCATCAGCAAGTCCGGAGTGATGTCCTCCTTCGGGATTGTGCCGAGGCTCACGAGCATATTGGCCGTGACGCAGAGGTTCGCAAACAGTGCGTTTTTTTCGGCCTTCGCGGCCTGGGCCGGATTGTCAAAGACGTTAATGGAATCGGCGACAATCTGCTCGCGGATTTCAAAATCTTTGTGTGTTTTCCCTTCATATTCCACGCCGACGGGGAGCGTTCCTTTTTCTGTAAGCATTGTTTATTCCTTTCGCGTATCTCGTATCTCGTGAAGCGTGAAGCGCAAGATACGCTTCACGAATGGCGCTTCACGGGTTCATTACTTTTTCTTTTTCGCGGAAAACTCGACGGTCATCGAGGATTCTTTGTCGCCATCATGTTTCAATGCCCCGATCTTCAGAACATAAACTCCGCTGTAACTTACGCGTGTGCCGTTCTGGTAATCAATGACAATCTTGCCGCCTTTGACCTGGGCAAAATCAAACGCCGGGCCGTCGAAAGGAACAACGTATTCCAGGTTGACGCCGTAGCGTTCCTTCGTGCCGATATGGCCGGTGGTGTTCATCAAGTTGACGACTTTGTGCAGCTCAAATTCTTTTTCTTCCACCGATTTGAAATCGGTGATGCTTTTGCCGTCTAATTCCAGGAGTACCTGCGATACAAATAATTCTGACATAATAACCTCCGTATCTCGTTATTCGTGAAGCGTGAAGCGTCTTTTGAGATACGCTTCAAGTGTGACGCTTCACGATTATAGTAACAAATCAATACGACCGGCGAAGACATGCAGGCCGTTGACTACGTCCACGGGAATCTTGGCGTTGAGCCGGTTGGGATCCTGCAAGTCGCGCTCACAGATAACGCCGTCGGCATTCTCGGTTACCAACTCCACAATTTCCAAATCTTCCAACTGCTCCAGTACGTCCAAAATCTGATCGCGCACGGCTGCCGGCGTTTTGCTCGATAACTTTTCGCGCGGGAATCTCAGCGCAACGCGGGTGCGAATAGCTGCCCGCACATAATCGAGCGTGCGGATGGTTGTAATATCCAGCATCGAAATATCAAGTATCCCCTGGGGATCTTCAACATAGGTGGTGATGGCGCGGACGATCTGAACAACCTCACCAGGGCCGACTTCCAGCGGCGCGGTACCGTTATTCAGGCAACTTTCCTGTTCTGTTCGGGATAAGCGATCCGCTATTGCCGGTGCGGCAATATTGGGAAGTGGCAATGTATTGAGCGGCCTTGCCGGGTCTTCCTCATAAGCCATGACAGCGGCATAAGAGGCGGCGATTTCGAAAGCCGGGGTTTTTGTGCCGCGCAAATAGCCGCAGAGGATGCGCCCGGAATTGATCGTGCCGGCCATTGTGGTAACCGTGGCCAGAGCGTCGTCTGCGGCGACAATACCGGTTCCCGGACGTTGTTCCATCGGGCCGGAAACGTTATCCAGATGAGTTTTGAGCGATGCGAGCGATATGGCATCGATAAACGGGCTGGCGATGATATTGTACTGCTCCCCGAAGCAGGCGGCCAGAGCCGTGGCAAGTACCGGATCAACCGAGCCGGGTGTCGTTGCCGTGTCAACTGCCGTAAGGCCGGCGGCGGTGATGGCGCAAAGAAAATCAATCTGGTTGGCCACGGTGCCTTTGTTTTTGGCCGTAAAGACCAGCGTGCCGGTGGTATGAACTACCGTGAAGGGCAAGGCCGGATCATTAGCCAGCGCTGCGGCCAGTGCGTCACCAACGATTGTGGCGGTGTCTGCGGAATTAATGCCCACTTCATAGCGGACGTTGCCGATATAAAGAGTCAAGACGCCGGTCGAAGTGGCCGGACCCGTCAGCACCAGTGTCTGCACGCGGGCGACCGGAGTTGTGGCGGAATCATCCAGGGCGCAAACTGTCAAGTCCAGGTAGGCGTTAGCCTTGATTGCCGCGCGAACCATCAGGTGGGCGATGGAGCCGTTGCCGAAATATCCTGCCGCTTCGACATCGGAGTAAACGCGCGTGGGTACAATCTGCGCGATGGTGCCTGCCGTCAGCCTTTGCGCGATGATCAGCATGCGCTGAAGATTGGCGGGTAATGTCCGCACCGCCAGTTTGGTATTGAACTCAAAATACTTGCCCGGCTTACGGATGGAGCTGGGAATCGAATCAAATGAAATGTTTTTGCTTGCCATGATTATTTATTACCTCCTTTTTTCTTTGTTATTTCCTGGCTTCCGACAGGAACTTCGGTAGATACCGGATTAATCCTATCAGAGGCTTTCGCCTCTAACAGGACAAGTGAGCCATCAGCAACCAGCCTGAGGTAATAGGCGCTATCCGGCACATCCTCAGGTGTTTGATCGGTGATGTATTCTCTGGGCTTGCCTTCTTTCGGGCACCTGCTACCTGAAACTGATTGAACTAACATATTGAATCCTCCTTAAATTCGTATCTCGTTATTCGTGAAGCGTATCTCGAAAAACGCTTCACGCTTCACGTTTTACGTCCCTTCTTCAATCTACACAGCGGGAACGACTTGCACAATTACTGTATCCTCCGCATCCGCGACTTCATCATCCGGCTGTAGATAATATGTAAGCCCGACGGTTAAGAGATCCAAGGCTGCCTCATCATCGATCCGCCTTATATGATAACTGGTGTTCAACTCTAAAGTGTAGGCGATGAGCCCCTTTTCTTTTAATTCGGGAGTAGTAGTATTGCGAAACGATTTGGGCGCCAGCGGCGTAATTTCCAGCCCCAGTTTTT